TCATTAAAGGATTTTAAATCTGCATTTGCTTTCTTTAACTTTGAACTACTTTTACTCAATGCTACATCATCGTTAATTGCTTTGTCAACTTTTTTCTGCAATCTCAATTTTTCGACACGATTCTCCAGCTTTCTCCTCTCCGTTCTTATTTCTCTTAATCTATCATTTTCTTTATCTGTATATTTAGTTTCAGTATCTTCAAATCTACCCTCTTCGACATAATATTTTTGATGAGTGCAGTTTATTCCAAAAATACCAGCAGGCTGTCCATAGGTTGTTGAAGATAAAGCTTCATATTTGATCTTATTTCCATTAACATCACGAATTACACCTGAACCGTGTTCAGAATAGAATTTGCCTTGATATGGAGCACAACCAACTCTCGCTCCAGAATGGGATGATATTTGAAATACTTCCAAACCATATTGTTGAGCATATTCATCTTGAACAGCACGAGCCACATTATTACTTTCGGTTATAACTTCTCTACGAATTGCTGAATGAATATTCATACTAGAGCCGTTTTCATAAACTTGCCCAGTAATTCCACTTTTAACTAAATCATTTATGGCACGATTTAAAGAAGATCCAAAATCTCTAATTCCTGAATTAGTATCTAAAAACACACGATTAACAATATCGGTATATTCTTTATCAGAAAAATTTAGAGCATTTGAAGCTGTTAAATTTACATAATCTCTATTGGTTGAATCAAAGGCAGAGATATAATCCTCCATTTTGGAGTTTATTCTATCCTTTGGCACAAGTAAAACAGATTCATTAAGATCATCGTATGCTTTTCTCAATTTATAGTTATTTTTACGGAAAACTTTAGCTTGTTCTCGAGCTAGAGTCCTTTGTTTTAGGTTTTGACTTTTAACCCATTCATCAGAGCCACCATCAGAACTTTTTACATTAAACTTATTAGAAATGTTTAAAATCATTTCTTCATTTATTTCCTTGTAAATTCTAACTATCCTATTGATTGATTTTTCAACAGACATTTATTAACCTCCAAAATCTCCCATATTAAAGGTTTGTTGTGGTTGTCTTTCTTCCATATCTTTAACAAGTGTTTTAGCTTCTTCATCAGATAAGTTATAAACTCTTTTTAAATATTCCACTTTATCAAACACACCCATATTATATTCAAGTTGAACTTGCTGTCTTTTAGCTGTTGTGTCTTCAATAATAGAGTCATCGAACTCAATTTTGATTTCACAACCATCAGGCATAGATAAATCCATTAACTTAATTAAGTTAGATATAATATCAATTAAAAACTTCTCAACAAGTATTTCTTCTTTTCTAAGTTTTCTATACATTTCAGAGTTTTCAGAAATAACTTCTGTTGCTGTTTTTACAGAACCTTTTTCAAAAGTATAATAAGAATTTCCAAAACCACATTTTGAGCCTAAAATAGCAAGGTTTTCTTGCAAGGCTTTTGAATGTTCTTCGGATCTTAAAGCCATATTTATTTCTTTGATTTTCTCCGGCATACTTTCCATATCAACACCATAGAAAACAGCTTCTTTACTATCAAACACAGGTTTTTGTTTGCCGTTAATATCAATATTTAATAAATCTGTATGAATAAATATTCTCTTTTTACCAAGTTTAAATTCATTTACATAACTATCATAAACAATATCTACAGATTCTAATACATCAAGAGAATTGGCATAGATGGAAATCCCAAGAGGAGAACACATATCAATATTATTTTTAATATTTGGTTTGAGGATATGGAAAGCAATACAAGGCAAATATATATCTTCATTTGCAACAGGATTACCATCTTCATCCATTTCATACATTCTATCGCCTGATTTTATTTCAATTACATAATCCTCAACTAGAGTTTGATCTCCAACGATTTGATAAGAATGTATTTGAGCATATTTGTCATTTATAGGATATCCAGTATAGATTTTATATATTTCACCTTTTTCATTAATACAAGGTACGAACTGGTCGATTGATAAATAATCGAATTTAACTTCTTCATTCTCTATATACATTAAAACACATCCTGTGCCTAATGCTGATGTGATTTCTACTAATTGATTTGTTTCTACATAAAAATTATTGTCATAAAGGACTTTAAAGACTGCTTCTTGAATTTTATCTTCACAAACAGAAATATTAACCTTTTCATTCATAATTAAATCTGCTTTATCTTCACAGAGTTTTTTAGGCATTTCCAAGCTTTTTCTAGTTTGTTTTACATATTTAGTTCCGTTATAAACATTATATGAAGTTTCTTCGCCCTCGTATAATTCTCTCCAAACTTCGATTTCTTCATACATTTTTTGAGATGGGATTGAACACCCTTGTTTTTCAGCATATTCAGTTAAATTAAAACTAGCCATTATCTTGACCCTCCTAATACGGTTATTTTAGACATAAATTTTTCAAAACTATATTCCATACTATCCATACTGTCAATATTTGTTGTGCCGTCATCAAGCCTTTCTTCATTATTATTGTAAACAGCATCTTGAATTGCTTCAATAGTTTTATTACATCTTTTTAAGATAAAGAAATTTTTTCTATTTAGCAACCTATTTAAGAAAATAATTCTATCATTGATTCTATTTTTAAGAGCATTATACACTCTAACACCGATTTTATTTTTAATCATAGCGAGCTTAATTCCTTTGATTAATATCTGTTCAGCACTATCACACCAAAGCCCAACAATATTTTTATCTCGATGTTCAATTAAGAAGTCGATTAAAGTATTTTCAAGGTATTCAGGGGAAATTTGTCCAGGCAAATGTCGTTCATCTATTACAACAACTCCTTTATATCCTTTTAAAATTCCTGTTAAGGTAAAGGTGGTTGCTGACATATTTCCACCAAAGTCAACACCGATAGTATAAAAAGCAAC